TGGGCTGATATTGAAGATTTCTCTATCGCTATCAATCCTAGTTATAGAGATGGCGAAGATGGATCGATCAAAGCTACAGCTTATGTTCAGACTCTTTATGTCCGAATTGTAGAAGATGAGTTTGAGGCTAGATATGCTGATGATATGGATAGCGCTCAGAACATTGTTGACGAGGAAGATTGATATTATCAGAACATCAAATAGTTGCTGTTGAGAAATTACAAACCGGCTCCATCTTAGTTGGTGGAGTCGGTACTGGTAAATCAAGAACTTCTCTATTATATTTTTACACTAAGGTTCTCAATGGCAAAGTCAACCCATTAGTTGAGCCTAGTAAATGGATGGATTTGTATATTATAACAACTGCTAGAAAACGAGATACAAAAGAGTGGGAAATGGAATGTTGCTTTTTTGATATTTTAGGTAATAGCAATATTAAAGTTGTTGTTGACTCTTGGAATAATATAGAGAAGTATTCTGATGTTGAAAATGCTTTCTTTATATTTGACGAGCAAAGAGTTGTTGGTTCAGGATTATGGGCTAAGACTTTTATTAAAATAGCCAAGAAAAATGATTGGATATTATTAAGTGCGACTCCAGGAGACACATATACAGATTATGTTCCAGTTCTAATAGCTAATGGATATTTTAAGAATCGATCAGAGTTTATAAGAAAGCATGTTGTGTACAAACCGTTTCAGAAGTTTCCAGTTATTGACCATTATGTCGGAACAGCATATTTGGAAAAATGTATTAATGATATATTGGTTATAATGAGTGTTCAGCTGGACATAAATAAACATGACATTTATGTCAAAACTGAATATGATAAAAAATTGTACATGGATATTTTAAAGAATAGATGGAATCCATGGAAAGAAGAACCAATAGGAGATGCTTCCGGATTGAGTCAAGCTTTGCGTAGAGTAGTCAATAGTGATATTTCTAGAATTAATGAAACTGTAAAGATTGTTAATGAGAAAAAAAGATGTATCATATTTTATAATTTTGACTATGAATTAGAAATGCTTAGACAAATGTGTGAAGACAATAACTTTATATTTGCAGAATGGAATGGTCACAATCATCAATTGATACCAGAAACAAATTGTTGGGTATATTTAGTTCATTATGCAGCAGGAGCTGAAGGATGGAATTGTATTTTAACAGATACAATTATATTTTACAGTCAAAACCATTCTTATAAAGCAATGACACAGGCCGCCGGTAGAATTGAGAGGATGAACACATCGTATAGAAATCTGTATTACTATAGATTGATATCTGATGCATATGTAGATAAGGCAATAAAGAAGTGTCTTGAAGAAAAGAGAGACTTTAACGAGCATCGCTTTGTTGAGGAGGAAGATGATGACGAATTTGCCAAAAGATACAGTATGTAGTTTTTTCATCCCTTATGGTGAGGAAGAGGATGAGGATACGGAAGTTCTGATGAAAATTAGGATTTTTGGATTCCTCATTCACAATCCTTATATTTTTTTGGAAAGGCGGTCCTTATGAAGAACGAAAATAAGTATCAAGCCGGTTTGATTAAAAGAATTAAAGAGCGTTTTAACGGCTCTATTGTTTTAAAAAATGATAGTAGCTATAAACAAGGCATTCCAGATCTTACCGTGCTTTACAAAAATCGTTGGGCTGCTTTAGAATGTAAAAAGACAAGTTATGCATCGCATCGTCCTAACCAGGATTATTATATTACTAGAATGGATGATATGTCTTTTGCAAGATTTATCAGCCCTGAAAATGAGGAGGAAGTTTTGAATGAGATGGAACAAGCATTCAAGGCTAGAAGGGCAACACGCGTTTCTCGGAGCGAGTCAGTATAGCTGGCTCAATTATGATGAAGACAAGCTCGCTGACAAGTATTATAATTTTTTGGCGACTCTTCGAGGAACTCAGCTTCATGAGCTTGCAGCAAAGCTTATAGAAGCAGGTCAAGATCTTCCTGATAGAGGGAAGACTTTTGATATGTATGTAAATGATGCAATTCACTATGGATTAAAGCCAGAACAAATTTTATATTATTCCGAGAATTGTTTTGGTACAGCTGATGCAATAAGATTTGATGAAAGAGAATATTTTTTAAGAATTCATGATCTTAAAACTGGAGTAAATCCAGCGTCAATGCATCAGTTAGAGATTTATGCAGCTTTATTTTTCCTGGAATATGATTTACCTGTCAATGAGGTAGAGATGGAGCTTAGACTATATCAAAATGATGATATTTTAGTGAGCAATCCAACGGTTGTTGATATAGCTCCTATCATGGATAAAATTGTAACCTTTGATAAACTGATAGAGCAGATCAAGAAGGAGAATGAAAATGGAACATGAGTATCTTTTGCACACTGGAGTTAAAAGAAAATCAGGAAGATATCCTTATGGCTCTGGTGAATATCCTTATCAGCATGAAGCTTGGTTTCAGGGATGGAGTAAAATCCCTTCAAAAGATCAGGCAGCATATGCAAAGTCTTATGGTATGACACTTAAAGAAGCTCGTTATAGATATTCTATTGGTAAGGATGTTAAGAAAGCACAAGATATTGGTCATGCTAAAGAGCTTAGATATTCTAAGCAGATGTCTGTTAAGGCAATAGCTGAGAAAATGGGAGTTTCCGAATCAACTGTTAATTCTTGGCTTAAGCCTGATGCAGAAAAAAGAGCTAGAGAAACTGAAGATCTTGCCAATAAAATAGCTGCTTTTGCAGAAAAGCATGCTGGAGTAGATATTGGTAAGGGTTGCGCTACAGCTATGGGTGTTAATAAGACTAAATTTGAAGCGGCAGTACAGCTTCTCAAAGATCGTGACGGATATTATAACGTTCAGTGGGGACAAGTACAGCAGACTGCTAAAAATGATCAGAAAACTCAGAATACTTGTCTTGTTAAGATCAAACCTGAATGGGAAAAGTTATCTCCTGAAAAATTAAAGACAGAAGCATATAAATATGTTATGCAAAATGTTGACGATATTACTTTGCCGTTTGAAGTAAAGTATAATTATGACACTGGAAAGACTGTTATGGGATTCGATATTCCTAAGTCTATATCTTCTAAAGAGATCCAGGTTGTTTATACAGATAAGAATGGTAAAGGTGGAGCAGAAAGAGATGGTCTTATCGAACTTCGTAGAGGTATGGATAAGCTTTCTCTTGGTGGAGACAACTATGCTCAGGTTCGTATCGCTGTAGATGACACACATTACATTAAAGGAATGGCTGTTTATTCAGATAATCTTCCAGATGGTATAAATATTAGAATCCATTCTAATAAAAAAGAAGGAACGCCTCTTCTTTCGGATGATCCTAATGCTAAACAGGTTCTTAAGCCTATGAAAAGAGGCGATGATGGAACAGTAGATCTTGAAGATCCATTCGGTGCTCAAATTACAGCACAACATGGTTGTATTAATAAGGTTAATGAAGAAGGAAAATGGGGAGATTGGACTTCTTCTAGAACTTTAGCATCTCAGGTGTTAAGTAAACAGAGTCCTGAGCTCGCTAAGCGTCAGCTTGATCTCGACTATACAAAGAGAGCAGCAGAGTTTGATGACATCAAATCTGTAACTAATCCTGTAGTTAGGGAGAAGATGCTTTTAGATTTTGCTGATGAATGCGACAAAGCAGCTGTTCATCTTAAAGCTGCAGCATTACCTGGTCAGTCAGTTAAAGTTCTTATTCCTATTCCTTCTCTTAAACCAGGCGAATGCTATTGTCCTATGTATAAAGATGGTGAGAAGCTTGCACTTATTCGTTTTCCTCATCAGTCTATCTCTGAGATACCAATGGTTACTGTTAATAATAGTAATCGTGAAGGCAAAAGAGTTATGACCAATCAGGCAATAGATGCTATTGGTTTGAATCCTAAAGATGCACATCGTTTGTCCGGTGCAGACTTTGATGGTGACACTGTTGTGTGTATACCAAACAAGAAAGGATTCATTAAGAATGCACCTGAGTTCAAAGGTCTTGAAGGTTATGAACCTAAAGAACAATGGCCTGCTTATCCTGGTATGAAACCGATCTCTCATCAGCTTGCTCAGACTAAGATGGGAATAGTAACTAATCTTATTACTGACATGTCATTGATGGGTGCGCCAGAGCATGAGATGGTTAGAGCTATTAAGATGGCTCAGTTAATCATAGATGCAGAGAAGCATAAGCTTAACTGGCGTGGTGCAGAGGAAGAGTATAGGATATCGGAGTTACACGAGAAGTACCAGGGTAAGAAGCGTGGTGGTGCTGTAACCATAGTATCTAAAGCGTCTGGTGAGAAGGATGTACCAGAGAGACAGTTGTACTATGACATTAATCCTAAGACAGGCGAGAAGATACCTAAATATACCGGCAAGAAGAAGGTGGAGTTCATTGGGTCTGATGGCAAGAAGCATTGGAAGAATCTAATGCCTTGGCAAGAAGGCTACGATCCTAATGCTAAAGATGTTACAGTTAAGTCTACTAAAATGGCTGAAGTAAAAGATGCACGAGAGCTAGTATCCCCCTATAAGTACCCTATAGAAACCGTCTATGCCAACTATGCCAATCAGATGAAGGCTATGGCTAACGCTGCTAGAAAGGAGAGTCTAGCTAAGAAGGATACACCCTATAGTAAGCAGGCGGCAGAGACATATAAGGATGAGGTGGCCTCCCTTATGGACAAACTTGAAAAGTCTAAGGTTAATGCAGCTCTTGAGCGTGTAGCACAGAGATCCGCAGCCGTAATAATAGCGGATAGGATAGCTAAGTACCCTGATCGCTATAACAAAAGCACGCCTGATGGAAAGAAGCATCTTTCTAAGATGAAGAATCAAGTTACTAATCAGCAACGTGCAGTTGTTTGTAAGCAGCATCCTTTTGACATTACAGATCGTGAATGGGAAGCCATTCAAGCTGGAGCTTTGCGTAAGTCTCATGTTGAAGAGATTGTAAAGCGCGCTGATTCAGATAGAATCAAAAAGCTTGCTTCTCCTAAAGGAACAAACATGGCAGCTTTGAGTCCTGCTAACTTAGCTCATGCTAAAGCTATGTTAAATTCGGGTTTCACTCAAGCTGAAGTAGCTGATAGCTTCAACATCTCACCTAGTACACTTAGTAAGCTATTGAGAGCCCAGTCTTAAGAAAGGAGTTGATTGCAAATGGCTAACGATAATGATAGCATTAATGAATCAGAAGTCAAAGAGTTTATGCTTTCAACTTCTGATAATCCTTACAATCCGTTTACTCAGTTTCGTGAATGGTTCGCATTTGACATTGCAAATGGTTACAACACTTGTTCGTACTTAGCAAGAGTTTGTGAACTATCTGATGATGTTTGTGACCGGGAGACCCGTCTCTCAATTAATGATGCCATTGAAGAAGCTTTGATGTTTAATTTAACAGGTAATCGGATCAAAGTTGAAAAGCCTAAAGACTTAGCTTCAGCTTAAAGCTTTTAGTTTTCTATTTGTTTTGAATTCAAACATTTAAAAGCTTTTGTTTAGTTTTCAATTCAATTTGAATCAAAAGCAAATTGTCTTTTAAGGTGCACTAAAGCAAAAAGTTTTAGATAGGGGAGGGGGTCTCAGAAATCACACCCCCTCCCTTCAT